CAGGTTTAACTCTATGCCATACAAATGAAGGAAACACAATAATAGATCCTTTCGGAAGTATTTCTTTTGCTCGCCTTAAATGTTTAGCTTCTTCTCTCATATGGGGTTCATAGTTTCTAAAATCAAATTCTAATTCACCCCCTTCATATTCGGACCCATCGGTTAATTGACAAGTCATCGAAAGCTTTCTTATTTTACCATGTTCTGGTCCTTGTTTTTCATATGGTTTATCCCAACCATCACAATGCCAATCATAATATTGATTAAGTTTATATTTTGTAAACTGACAAGACTCTGATCTATCCCATTCAAAATTCCAACCTGCAGCTCTATTTGCTTGATGAATGTATGGGTGGAGTTCTTTATATATCCATGGATCATTGAGCCATACTAAATCTGAATTTCTTTTTCTTTTCATATCTCTAATTTCATCTTTAGTAAGTTCTCTATCTCCATAACCACCTGTTCTAGCTAAAGATTCAGAATGTGATAAACCATATTTAATTATGTCATCACATAGTTTTGGTGGTATTGCTGAAGTAAAATACCAATAATAATTAGATATATTCATAAGTTATTGTTTGAACAAAATTCAAACTATCTTTCTGTCTGTTGTTTAAATAATACATATTCGTAGATGGAAACATAATAAACATATTATCTTTTAATTCTATATCCCAACTTCTTCCTTTTCTTCTATTATCATCATAAAAGATTCGCACCATACAGTTATTAGTTTTTACACCATACAGTAAAGTATAATCAGGTGAGTTTCGTAAATCGACTTGATCAATATTAAGTAATGGTTCTGTCTGTTGATTGGGTTTGTACATATCACCCCATGTTCTTTTATTCACAAGTTGAAAACCATATTCTAAATTTACATGCTCACGCATATACGTATTCAACATGTCCCAAGTTCTTGAAAATGGAAACTCTGAATCGGTAAATGTAGATTGTAAAATGTCGCCTGATAACTTATCTCGATCTATTTCAAAACCTTTAGGCATTGAAACATCACCGAAGTATAAAGCTTGCTCTGTTAAAACTTTCTTTTGCATACCACCACCAGATATATATTATGCTAGACTATTTGTCAAATCCCAGGCTTGAGTTTCTTCATTCCAGTTGTAACCCCATTCATGGGTTCCAGCTGTATTTTGATCTTGTTGTTCTTGAGTTAAGGCAGGTGCATCACCGATTGGAGATTGCCATCTAGCTTCTGCATTATTTTTTACCCATGAAGCATATGGTTTTTTAGGCCAGAAGATTTGATCATCTTCATCCCAAGTATAACCTATACCTGCATAGTTTCCTCTAAATGGAGTTCCACCGTTTTTATGTTGTCCACCAGATGTGTTGTATGAAGTTTGAATCCACATTTGTGCAGGCCAATTATTGTGTTGTTCTAAATATTGTTGACCTACTGCTTCGTCTTCTACTCCGTCAGCGTTTAACATATCAGAATTATTCAAAGTTAATACTTGAATAACTTTTCCGTTTGCTCCTAGTTTTGCAAAATGTGCCATAATGTTTCTCCTTATATATTAATTTTAAATTTTAGTAAACACATAAATATTATTGATATTTGTATCTAATAATAACAATTCCGCTACCGCCAGATCCACCTGCTCTTGAACCAGTTGCTGTTGCACCACCTCCACCGCCACCACCTGTATTAGCTGTACCATTTTCACCTTGTCCACAAGCAGTTGGGGGATATTGAGCACCCTCACCACCACCACCTATGCCACCTGTACCAGCACTACCTCCACCACAGCTAAATGAACCACCTCCACCGCCACCAGCATAATATTGAGTACAACCAGAAGGTTCTCCAGTTGCTGGATTAATTAAAGTTCCTGCTCCTGCTCCACCATTACCACCACTAGTAGCTGGAACAGTACCAGAAGCAGCAGTTCCTGCCGCTGTAGCTCCACCTCCACCACCACCTGCATTACTTCCAGGAGTACCAGCTCCACCATCTTGTCCTTGAGGCGGACTAACTGGAGGTGTGTTTCCTGTTCCTCCTGGACCTGCTGGGGCACCGCCGCCACCACCAGAACCGCCAGGTCCTCCACAAGCAGGATTTCTTGCTCCACCACCACCACCTGCTGATGTAATCGTACTAAAAATCGAAGATGAACCTTGTTTACACGGTGCTGGCAGACCGCAAGATGAAGGATCTCCTGCTCCACCACCGCCTACTGTAATTGGATAACCTGTAGCTGTAAGTGTAATTCCTGTAGGTGTTGCTAAAGGAGATGCTGTGTAACAACCTGATACTGGAGTTGAATGTGATTCTCTATAACCACCTCCTCCACCTCCTCCACCATCATCTCTACCTCCACCTCCACCACCAGCGACTACTAAATAGTCAACTTGAGTTGAACCTAATGGACTTCCTGAAGATGTCACACAAAAAGTTCCAGGAGATGTAAATGTATGGATTTTGTAATCTCCAGAAGTTGTAATGGTTCCTCCTGTAGCTTGAATAAAAGCAGAAGCTCTAACATTAGAAGTTGAGTCCATAGTATTCAACCAACCTTGTGTTGAATCTGTATATACAAATGTTACTGACTGACCTTGTGTTGAAAGAGTTGCATTTGCATTTGTTCCACCAATTTTATCTGTTCCGTTGGGTGTAACTGTTACATTATTTGTTTGCCATGTAGCTGCATAATCAGCTAAACTTACAATATCCCCTGCACTACCTGCAGGTAATGTAACCGTTATTGCTCCAGAAGTTGTATTTACAAAATATCCGTTTCCTGAAACCGCTGTGAATGATGCCGTTTTAGCTGTGGTATCCCAATCCACTGTACCTGTACGACCAAAACCTGTTTGTGATGCACCACAACCTAATTGGATTGTGTCACCTGATTGTCCTAATGTAATTGTAGAACCTGATGCTGATTTTAATGAATTGGATTTTAGATCACCTGTAACAGTGATTGTATCTCCAGCATCCCCTAATTGTGTTGTACCACAATTTGTTCTTGGACTAATTTTATTTACTTTTACTTCACTCATAATTTACCTATTGATATTTATACCTTATTATAACAATTCCGCTACCGCCAGCTGCTCCTCTACCTGCTCCTCCAGCGTGTCCACTTCCACCTCCACCACCACCAGAGTTTGCACCTCCAGCTCCTCCAGTTACTGGACCACTTGGAGGTCCTGCTGTTCCTGCAGACCCAGAATTAATTGCACTTCCACCACCTGTTCCTCCACTGCCTGGAGTACAAGTTCCACCGCCGCCACCACCGCCGATACCACCAGCTCCTCCATTATTTCCTACTGGTTGATTATATGAGCCACCTCCACCTCCACCAGACCAATAATAATTATTTGTATCTATATTTGTTTGAATTCCTGCTCCACCAGCAGATCCTGGTCCTGTTCCACTTGGAGTTTGAGTTCCAGCTGCACTTGCTCCACCGCCACCGCCACCAGGATATCCTGGAGCAGCAAATCCACCGCCACCGCCATTATTTCCTTGAGGTGGACTTACAGGAGGTGTGTTACCACATCCTCCAGGATTAGATGAATATCCAGAAGTTCCACCACCATTTCCTCCATCTAAAGCGTTAGAACCTGCACCACTTCCACCACCCCCTCCTCCGCCTCCAGCGGACGTTATTGTTGAGAAAACTGAATTTGAACCAGAGCCACCAGCTGTGTCGTTACAAGTAGGAACCGTTCCTCCACCTCCAACCGTTATTGGATAACCTGTAACTGTAACAGGTAAAGCTGAAACACAGGCACCTAAAGGACTTGCTGTATAACAACCTGAAGCTGTTCCAGATGATTCTCTAAATCCTCCTCCTCCACCACCACCTGAAAGGTTGTTTCCACCAGCACCACCACCTGCAACTACTAAATAATCTACTGTATCTGATCCTGTGGGAGCTCCTGCATTTGTAACTGTAAAAGTACCAGGGCCTGTGAATGTATGAATTTTGTAATCTCCAGAAGTTGTTATTGTTCCACCTGTTGCAGCTATGAAAGGATTACCTCTAACATTTGAAGTTGAATCCATTGTGTTCAACCAACCTTGTGTTGAATCTGTATAAATAAAAGTAACAGATTGACCTTCTGTAGATAAACCTACAGATGTATTTACACCACCAATTTTATCTGTTCCATTAGGTGTAACTGTAACTGCATTTGTTTGCCAAGTTCCTGAATAGTCAGCTAAACTTATAATATCCCCTGCTGAACCTGCTGGTAAAGTAACTGTTATTACTCCAGAAGTCGTATTTACAAAATAACCATTCCCACTCACTGCTGTGAATGATGCCGTCTTAGCTGTAGTATCCCAGTCTACTGTTCCTGTTCTACCGAATCCTGTTTGTGATGCACCGCATGCAAGAGTAATGGTATCGCCACTTGCACCAAGTGTAACTGTGGAACCACATTTGTTAGCGATGTTAGCACCGCATTGATTTTGAATATTATTTACTTTAATTGTACTTGCCATAATTAATTTTGAAACCTATATCTTATTAATACAATTCCTGAACCACCATTTCCACCTGAATCTGGACTTGGTGAAATATTAGAACTTCCTCCACCACCACCGCCAGTATTAGCGGTTCCTGGATGTCCATCTCTGTCTCCTGGATTACCTGGTGAATCACCACCATGACCACCTCCACCTGTTCCTCCATCTCCTCCACTTCCAGGTCCACCTGGACCAGAACCTCCGCCTCCACCACCACCAGCAAAAATACCTGAAGCTGATGCACCTTGTAATGGTCCATCTGCTTGATAAAAAGGTTGAGGGGCTGTTCCAAATCTTGGAGATACATCTTTACCAGCACCACCATCTCCACTTGATACTCCAGTTACACCGTTTGATCCTGCTGCTCCAGCACCACCTCCACCACCAGTTTGATTATCTGGAGCTGGTGTTGCGTTACCCCCTACATTTCCAAAACCAAATGTTCCTGAATTTCCTGGTTGAGTTGGTTGAGTTGCAGTTCCTCCTGTTCCAACTGCACCACAACCACTACCTCCGCCGCCACCTGAACCTCCTGGGTTGCCAGTGACTTGTGGTGCAGGCATTGAATTACCACCTCTTGATGTTGAACCACCACCTATCGCTGTTAAAGCAAAACCTGTTGAATTACTTCCATTACAACCACAATGTGCTCCTGGTCCTAAACTATTAGGTATACCTGCTCCACCTCCACCAATTGCAATTGGATAACTTGTTGCTGAAACTGGAATACCACAAGTTGGAGTTAAAATCATTCCACCTGCACCTGCTCCTCCTGCTCTATCAAATCCTGCTCCACCACCTCCTGCAACAATCATAGTCTCTATTGTATCTGATCCTCCTGCTGGATTACCTACTGAACAAACAGTAAAAGTTCCAGGACCTGTAAATGCATGAACTTTAAAATCTCCAATTGTTGTAACAGTTCCACCTGATGCTGTAATATAAGTTGCACCATAAACATTAGTTGTTTGATCCTCTGTAGGTATCCAACCTTTAGTTCCATCTACATATACAAAAGTAGTTGATTGACCATCTGTTGAAAAAGTTGCATTCGATGCTGTTCCTTGAATATTAGATCCATTTCTATTTACTGTTAAATTGTTAGTTGCAAAAGTTCTTGCGTAGTCATTAATTGCAACAATATCACCAGCACTTGGACTGGCAGGTAAAGTCATTGTCACAGTTCCTGAAGTTGTATTAATAAAATAACCATTCCCACTTACAGCAGTAAAACTAGCCGTCTTTGCTGTAGTGTCCCAGTTAACTGAACCTGATCTACCAAAACCAGATTGAGTTGCTCCACATGCTAAAGTTACCGTATCACCTGATTGACCAATCGTTAATGTTGATCCGCATTGTGATGATATTTGATTAACTTCTATTTTACTCATTAAATAATTACCAATGTTCCTGTTACTGTTTGTGTTCCAGTAATAGTTACTGG